TAATTTAACTCTAAATAATCTAGATCTAAAAATATTAGATATTTCCGACCCCTTTATGAGTCCTATTCACAGCATTGGAGCATTCCTCAGCGCTGGTATGGATATTCCTTGGGCTGTTGAAATGTTGTATGAATCAAGATCGTGGGCTTTAGCACAAAGACAAGATTTTTTATCGTATGGAGGCCCGAAACACATTCGAAGTCAGAATGTGTATCTAACTTAATTTATGTCAGAATCTAAATTTTTAAAATTTCAGGATATTGATCGCGACGGTCTAATAGATGTTTGCGACGACGACTTGATGACCCCCGAGACCCCCTGTAAGGGTCCCTGTGTCCCAGACCCTTACGCAATTATTCCTAGTTGGAAAACTTTAGGTATTAATGAGCCTTTTTTGAACACTAAGATTTGTCATTTTCAAATTACCAAAGTTACACCCTACGATTCTACTGCCAATGCCTCTCTCATTAATGCCAATACCGATGGTTCTCTAGACGCAGAGATTGATCGTTCACTGGAACTCAAGTTTGAAGAATTTGAGCTTGAAGCAATTAATAATTTATTAGATTTAGGTCCGCAGATTGGTTCAAGGCTGAACAATGAAGAAACTAGACAGATTGTTAGAGACGCTATTGAATATAAAAAATACGATCTTGGGACCGGAAACCACTCAAGACTCAAATTGTTATACTCGGTTCCATTTGATGTTTTATACGGCCTAGCAGATGCACCTGAAGACACAGAAGACGAAGAAGAAGAAGAACAGGGTCCCGGCTGGGAGAAATTTACATATAATGCAGAAACTTTGATGACTGACTCAATTCGAGTTAGAAAGGGTTTAAACTTCTACTCGAAGCTCCTAAAAGTTTCAGTAGCTATCGGTGAAGGCAATGCTTATTTTGTAAGTTCAGCCGGCACTCCCACTACAATATTCCCCCTTGCAGATTATGGTGACCCGGCCATCTTGAGTAATTCAATATTATCGAATATTGTAAACGATCTAAAAAGGTTTTTAGCGAGCAAGGGCAAAGCCCTCCCAGATGGAGGGCAATATGGATCTCCATTTGGACCAATATTTCGAGAAAAAGTAACAAAATTACAATTTAGTTTTAAAAATAAAAAGATCAGAGTAATAAGGGTGTGGACCAAGGAATGTGGTAATAAGCCATCAGTTTATAACAAACGCTCCGGAGCACTTCATTGGCTTCGCAACACCGCATCGTGGCAAGACGAAACCGCTACTCATTATTTTATAAATCAGAAAAAAATGGCTGCAGCATTGAGTGCCCGGGTACAAATTCCATGGCGAAGCTTTATCGAACAACACACATATCCACCAGTAAAAATCACACATATGCCAGTCGATCGATCACTCGGTTCCTGTATACGCGGACATCTAATGGAAGAAATGAATGATTTTGGTCAAGATGTTTTAGATGAAATTTTTGGTTTAGGAGATCTGGTAGCTTATCTATACAATGATTCTCTTTGCAGAAGTAAATTAGAAGAAATTTTAAAAGACGATGAACAATTTAACAAATCTAATCCTGTCGATCCAGACAGTCCTTTTTCAAAAAAGGTCGCTAAAATACTTGCGCGCAACCAAAAGTATAAAAAGTTAAAAGCAGACAATGATATTGTTATGAGAGCTTGTGTCGCTGCGCTAGCCCCCCTTTCTGATAAGGCTGGACTGGCGGCCACTGCAGTCTCTAAGGGTGATATTCCGTATCAAGGTCCTTCAGATATTGACGCCGGCAAAAACGGTGTAGCCATAGAAGTCTTGGGTGATCTGAAGCTTTGCGGTCTATTAGACTTCATGTTTGATGCGATTAGTTGCCTGTTAGGAGGTATGACTCTCGCAGACGCACTTCCTATTATCATAAAAGGCGCCTTGGATGTAATGGGGATTGAAAACTTTGGAGAACTCTTTATTGGGCTGCCTCCGGAACAACAAGAGAAAATGGATGCAATAGTACAGAAAAAGATCAGCGAGAATTCCGGCCGGGACGCAACAAGACAACCACTTGGAACACAATCAGATCCAGATCCCCAAGATCCAAACGGCGGCTTTTTTAATAACGCTTTGCAGTCAAATATACCTGCAGGCGCTGGACAAGGAAGTCTTACTGCTATGCAGAAGGTCGGCAAAGCGGCCGAAACTTACGGCGCCGCTGTCACCGGTTTGATGTTTTATAGACCATGGGAAGCAGAAGAAGTAATTTCAGCATCGCGCAACGCACAAAAACCAGCAGACGATGCCGCCGAGACCGGCGCCGGCGCCCCGTCGACCGAAGATGTTGCATCCGAGATGGCCAGCGGAAGCAGAACAATCTTATCAGAGCTTGATTCGGGCCGCCAAGTCTCTAGTACAACGCCTCTTTCCCAAATAATGTCAGCTTATATAGAGGCTATGATTGAGGTTTATTCTGATAACTTACTTGTACTAGTAGATGAGTTAAACAATTTCCCGGGTGCACCTCTTTTGAGGGATTTGATGGCGCTTACTGGTTTGAAATGTCCCCGACCTGCACTTTTTACACCGGGTCTGGACACTTTCATAAAATCTTTGGATTTTGCATTTTGTAGGAAAGTTAAAGAAATTCAAATACCAAGTATTAATGCAGCTGCTTTGGAAATAAAATTAGCTTTTAAAAATATCAAAGAAGGGTTGATGCGTGTCGCGCGATTCTTAGTGGGCATGATTATTATGATCGTTGTCAATCAATTGATAGCTAAAGTTTGTGAGATTTTGTCTAAAGCGATCTGTAAGGCACTTGAAACCGGCGGCGACATGATAATGGGTTTGCCGGGTGCTATAAGCGGCAATGGACCCAATTTAGAAGAGATCTTAAGAGACAATATATGTGGACCTGATGTAGACCAGAAAACTCTTGAGAATAGTATAGTAGACTTAATGGCTACGCTTGCTTTAGGTCCCGCGGCTTTTGCGGATAGAGATAAAACTGTTCAATTCGCGAACGATCTTTCTTCAGCTGTTACCCGTCAGGAATTTTCAGATGCTCTTTTGGGCAAGCCTTCTCCGGAGTTCCTTGAATCTGTAGATCAAATGTTAGAATATGTGCATGTTGATTTCAGAGATGCGTTACCAAACAAAAATTCTATTGCAGGTTTTGCAAAAAACATTGGTAATTTCATGCCCTTGGAGTTTAGAGAAGTTATAAGTCAGTATTCTAACAATGCTCGGGGCTTCGATGATGGACTTCCCGCGAACCCATCTATCTGTTCTTCACCTGAAACAATAACCAAATTCAAAGAACTTCGCTGTGAACTGTTGGGCAACAGAGTATCTCAAAAACAATGCGAACAACTTTTTTGTGATTTGAGAGACGAAACACTCTCTGATTTAGAAGATTTGCAAGAAATTGTTAATAAAGGCCCCGGCGATTATATAGCAGATAAAATTCCAAATATTATTTCTACACCCGGCTGTGATGACGGTCTTTTACCATTTGAAACACCCGAGATGATAAATACTTCTGTTTCATATCTTAACGGTGCTTTAGACGGTTTAGAAAATGAATATCTAGATGATATGCTCGGCTACGGTTTTACTTTGTTTGGCGGTGGCGATAGAAATTTTGGATTTATCAATATGGTTTTGTCGGATACCAACGGAAACCCTCTTTCAAATCACCATAGAAAAGCCAGCAACCGAAAAGGTTATGTTAACTTTGCAACCAATATGGAGAATGGAGGAGAAGAAAGTAAAGGCTTCTTTAGGTGGCTCCAAGGCAATGCTGATTTTAGTTCTCAAGAAGGTCAATATCCTTATTATGTTGCTGAGTGGATGAAAAGACAATTTTTAAACGCAGCCAATATCGATGGCTTCTTTGAGCCCGGCTTCAATCAGATTACCGCCGGCGGCACGGATTTGCAACAACATATGAGTTTTGTCTCGACAAACAAAGCAATTGATAGTAAGAACTATCATATAGATCTAGATGATTTGGGATATTCAAATATTTTTGGGAGACAAGGGATTAGTACATTCACGGCTCCCGACTTTGGTTACAATACTATATTCAACGGAGTAAACCGCGAAGTAGGTGAGGACATTGCTGAAGGTATCTTAGACCTCGCTGCGGTTGCATCTATGGGGCAGATTGGCGGCTGGGCGAGCACTGCTGCTACCGAGGGCCATGGTTCAACATTAAAAATTGAACGCCTTCCAAGAAAAGGAGACCCGGATAGCCCGCGCGCCATCGGCCCCAATGTAGCCAATGGTAGAAATGGTGCTGATATCGTTCTAAACTTCAAAGACAACGCCATGGGTAGTCGCGAGGGTTTGAACTTCGGCACAAACAAGGGCGGAAATACATGGTCCTATGGTTTTGAAGTTCAGTGTTATTATTCAGATATTGAATTAGTACCGGGCACATTTACCAGCGAATTGCGAAACCGACCAGATGATAATATAAGAGTACAAATTGTTGAAAAATTTAATTTTGGTTGTGATAGAAGATTTGCGAGCCCTATGACCAAACAAATGGCAGCCGCGGACGCGAAACTGCCGCCATTTGACTTTCCAAATTGGATCGAGAATATTCCACTTGTGGGATGGGCCCTAGAAAGTTTAATAAATTTGATTATGTGGCCACTCTCTTCGTTGATGTCGGGCATATTAAATTTGACTAGATACGCAGCATCAAGTAAAGTTATGAGATCAAGGGCCTACGAATTTATATCTGTTGATGATGGTTTAGACGGCTTTGCAGTGAACGCTGATGCCGACCCAAATAAGGAAAAATCTTTGAACATTAATGAATTCCCCCAATACGCTCGAACGACTACGACAGTCAGAGAATATTCTCCACAAATTTATGCATTAGCTGATATGTTGGGCGTGGTGGCCGATGCTTCCTTAAAAGAAGATTACGACCGAATAATGTCAAAGACCTATAAAGACTTTTCGTCTATCATCGGTAATAATAGATCCGGATGGATGTATGGGGCAATGTTTGATTTCATAAGCGAAGACAGCTATGACTATGGTGTGGCACAAGAGAGTGGCGAATTCACCCTATACGAAGACTTGGGTTATGAAGAAGAAGAAATGGTCCTAGGAATAAGTCGTGATCAACATATCAATGGAGAAAATGCGAGAGTTATTTACTTAGATCCAATGGTTTTTGGTGGTTCTTATACTCGCCCTCCTTTACATGTCAAAAAAGTCAAGTATGATGGTTGGTGGGGTATGGTGCAAGCATTTTTTCCAGATGATACAGCCTGTAAGCCACATGGAAAAAATATGATTGACTTTGATGAGATCAAAGAGGTTGTTGATAAACACTACCCAACACTCCCTGACGATATGAGGTTATATGAAGACGCTGAGTGTGTCAGACAAGTACCCTTTGATAGGATACTTCCTAGAAGCGCGAAAATGGGCTTATATACTTTAATATTGGCAGCCATTAGGATATATGCCAGCACTCACATAATGAAAGCAGTTGGTACCTTCTCGGCTATACAGCCGAAATTTCCGGATAATTATAGTTCAATTTTCTCAGCTTATATAATTGAAAGAATGGAAGAAGATTTTAAAGATGCTCAACCAGCATTCTGGGAAGCTTTTAATGTTTTTAAAGATGAGGAATTCTGGTATGGCTTCCTAGAACAATCAGTGGAGTGTTATGATTTCTTAGTGAACGCGGGAGAATTACCGACTCCCGTAGCAGGCGGATATTTACAGCGCGCCGCCGATACTATTAATAATTTACAAACAAATTATGCGTTTGCCTATAGAACGAAAGATGTGAGAAATTATACAGATCAAAATGATATCAAAATAAAACAAGAAGTTCCCGGGCTATGGGAATCAAAATTCACCGGCGAAGCTGGGTTTTTTGAAACTTTGAAAGGTTATCGCGAAAGGAAGAATTTCGAAGGCATCAAGTTAGTTGAAGATCACGCAAAATTAATCTTGCAAGAGTTAGTGAACTATGAGCTTTCTAAAATGGGCACAAAATTTACCAAGAATATGCAACAAAATGGGTTTAATCCTAAAATATTTGACTTGGACTACTGGATTTTTCAGAACAAATGTTTGAATAGCTCAATTGCATTAGTAGGCCCTGAACTAATTGATGTATCAGTCGGACTACCATCAAAGAAGAATCCGGATCCATTTGGTACCGGCGCAACATTCCCCGGGCCCTATTTTACCGCCGGCGGTCAATTCAGGGTGGCAGTAGATGAGAACCTAGAGGATTCCTTCGGATATGGCGATGAATATACCGGCTATTACCATATTGATATGGATGAAGATGGAAACGAAATTTATAAGGCCGGCACTGTTCCTAGCAAAGATGCGAAGGACATACTAACTCCAGTTGCAGATATTCTGCAAGTTGCTTCAGTTGGGAAAGTAGTTGAGAGGTATGATGACCCGATGAGTTCAATATCCTTAGCAGACTTTATTAAAATAGAAGAAGTAACTTCCCCGATTGGAGATGTACCGGAATATGACTCCGGAGGTTCATACAGTGATGAAAAGCCATTTAAAATTGAAAAATATGTATCTATTGATGGAGCAAAAATGACAACAACCGCTGCAACAAGTACAATACACGCACTCGATGCCGAAGCAAGAATATCAGATTTTTACCTTGGCTCTTTAAAGTTGATTGAACGCGAAGACGGAATAGCGGTTGGTATTGAAGGCAATCTAGGCGTACGCCATGGTCTTAGGTTTCTTTACAAGGGAACGGAGATTACCAGTGTTGAGGTAGACGCATTAGACTTCAAAACATCACAATTCCAACCGGTTCAGGCAAACAGCAAATTATTACACTGTCTACTTCAACAATTGAAACATGATCCAAAATATAAATTATTTACAAGTTATATCTTTTCTATGAAAAAGGTTACCTCAACATTGGCAATTTATAATGATATGGGCTTTTTGGCCTCGGTTGGAGAGGTTACACCCGGCAAAAAAGATGGGAAGAGGCATCTTCCGACAAGTACCCGTGAAGATACCAGCAGATGGTCATCTAAGAGGAAAGCGAACACTAACGAGAAATCCCACTGGAATCAGAGCAGTCCATACGAACAAGTTCGCATGAAGCCCGGCGCGCGCGCATTCCTTTCACAAGATGTAGTCGAAGAAGAGATTAAGATCGAACGCGGAGAAAGCGCTATTAAAGAGCAATATGGACTCCCAGACTATTATGATGACGATCTTTTTATTGAACATAAAATCTTCGATGTTGACCAAAGTTGGGTTGGGGGCAATGAAGGTTGGGAACACCCCAAAGATCGGCCATGGGCAACTCCATTTACTTTGAACTGGGATGAATGGGACAGAGTCTTGCTGAGAAACTCCAGAGCAAGAATCAAAAAGATGTTTAGAGGACATTATTATGCAGCCGACAAAAAACCGGGAGACAAATCTAGACAGAAGAGCCCCGCAAAGATCAAGCTTAAAAACATGAAGGCTCGAATCTTTCCCACGCCCGGCGCTGGTATGTTACCATGGTGGCAAAGAAGAAGACTCAAGGAAAATCCATATGATGCCGACGGACAAATGTGCGACGGCCCAGATATATTGGGTTAATAATGACAATAAAAATATAACAGGATAATTATTAAAGGTTGATTTATTATGACTACTTTAGGTGTTAAACTCCCAATAACTCGGAACAGCATTCATGGATTCACCATGATTGAAGAAATAAATACTTTGATCAGACAGAATCTAAAAATGCTTGTATTAACAAATCCGGGCGAAAGAGTAATGATACCAGACTTTGGCGTAGGCATTAGAACTTACCTGTTTGAAAATTTTTCGGAGTCGATCTTCGTGGATTTGTCTAACGCTATCACAAGACAGGCAAAAAAATATTTGCCAGTGATTATCATTAGAGACATTAAGTTTGATAGTGGCGCTATAGAGTACAACACTTTGGGCGTTCAAATTGCTTATAGTATTCCCTCTCTAAACATTGAAGATTTACTAGAATTTACTACTTAATTGAAAGGAGCATAAATGGCCGACAATCAAAAGAAAATAATTCCCATTAATTATACAAATCGCGAATTCGATACAATTCGCGACGACCTGATGGATATAGCAGAGAGATTATACCCAGATTCTTTTCAAGATTTTAGCGAAGCTTCGTTCGCATCTTTGATGATAGATGCAGTGGCCTATGTGGGTGACCAGCTATCCTTTTATCTTGATTATAATGTTAACGAATCTTTCCTTGATACTGCATATCAATACAATAATATATTAAGACACGGCCGTGTTTTAGGCTATAAATTCACTGGCCGGCCTTCAACTTATGGCGAGGCTGCCTTTTATGTAATGATTCCAGCTACCTCTACAGGCTTGGGAATGAATAAAAATTATGCTCCAATACTAAAGAAAGGTTCTCAGTTCAAAAGTTCAGCAGGGTTAAACTATACCTTAATGGACAATGTTAACTTTGCTGATTCTAGAAATCCTGTTGTTGTCGGTAAAACCAATGCTGCGGGTGCACCAACCCATTATGCAGTTAAGGCTTATGGCAGGGTTGTGTCGGGTATATTGGTTACCGAACAAGTAAAGGTTGGCCAGTACCAGAAATTTGCAAAAGTTAGGTTATCAACTCCGAACATCTCCGAGATTATTTCTGTCTTCGATAGCAGTGGCAATGAATATTACGAAGTTGATTATTTGGCACAAGATATAATTTACAGAGAGATTTCAAATACAAATTATAAAAGTGATAATGTGGCATCAATCATAAAGCCATTTTTGATATCTAGAAAGTTTACAGCTGAAAGGAACGGCTCAACTGTATCTTTACAATTTGGAAGTGGCCAAGAATCCGCCAATGACCTAGTTTCAGATCCGCAGTCGGTTGCAATGAATGTGTTTGGCAAAACTTATACAACAGCAAAGTCCTTTGATCCAACAAGATTGTCAGAAAACCAAGCGTTGGGAATAGTTCCGGAAAATACGACCTTAACAGTGGTTATGAGAACCACCAATCCCGGAAGTTCAAATATAGCCTCAAAACAACTCAATCAAGTTAGTAAAGTGTTGATGGATTTTGCAGACAAAACCGTTTTAAGTGTATCGTCGATGGCTGATGTGCGAGCATCGGTTGAGGTCGAGAATGAAACGCCGATTGTTGGAGATGTGACAAACCCTACCTCTGATGAAATAAAACAAAGAATCTACGATACTTTTCCAACGCAAAACCGCGCAGTAACCCAAGCAGACTATGAAAATTTAGCATATAGAATGCATTCAAAATATGGTTCCATTAAGAGAGTTTCAGTACAAAGAGATCCGGATTCACAAAAAAGAAATTTAAATATGTATGTCATATCTGAAGATTCTTATGGGAATTTGATTAAAACTAACTCGACTATTAAAAGAAATTTAAAAGTTTGGTTAAATCAGTTTAGAATGATCAATGATACAATTGATATTTTAAACCCATATATTATCAATCTTGGAATCGAATTCAGCATCAAGGCGCTGCCCGGCGCCGATAAAAAAGCAGTAATAGGGAGTTGTGTGCGCGCGCTTGGGGCCAGATTCAGTAATAATTATTATATAGGTGAATCAGTCAAGATCAGTGACATTTATAACATTTTAAAAAATGTAAGAGGTGTTCTAGATGTTTTAAAAGTTCGGTTAATGAACAAGACAGGTACCAATTATTCAAGTGCCACAATTAATATTGATAAAAACCTCTCTCCAGATGGAGATATGCTCATCGTGCCAAAAAATGCAATTGTTGAATTTAAATATGCAAGCACAGACTTTACAGGGAAAGCTAGGTAAATGATTCGGATATATACAGCTTCAGCAGATAATACGATTGTCAACACCTTTAATAGTAACCTAGAAACAAGAGCTACTGGTTCAAATGCCGGCCGCGCAGATATCCTTGAGATTTATTCTATATATGGCAGAGAATCCACCTCTTCCCAAGAATTATCTAGAGTTTTGGTAAAATTCCCAACAGATCAAATCGTCAACGACAGAACCAACAATAGAATTCCAGCCAGCGGAAGTGTAAACTTTTATTTAAATCTTTATAACGCAGAAACTACAAAGCCTGTCCCAAGAGATATGAGACTTGTTGTTAACCCGATGTTCAATGATTGGCAAGAAGGAATAGGTCTGGATCTAGAAGGTTACAAAGATCTGACAAGAGGAAACGAAGGCAGCAACTGGATGAAAAGAGCCAATACTCCGGGTGTAGCAGAAATAAGAGATTTTACTTTTGGTTCGGACACAAAAACAGAATATGGTGCTGGCTCTGGTGCTAACTATATAAAGCTCTATAACGGTACTACAAGGTGGAATGTCTGGTTTAACGACGGTTCCGGTGACTCAGCACCGACGGCCGATGGTACAGAGCAAGTGGTAAACATCAGCGCCGGCGGCACTGACACTGCTGCTGAATACGCCGAAGCTTTTAGATCGGCGGTACATGGCCTCTCTGGATTCACCGCAACCGCCGATGGTGCGGTAGTCACCGTAACTAATGTTGCTTTAGGACCTTCAACTCATGCAAGTATTGAAGGTACAATTTCACCAATAACAATTGACATAACTCAAAAAGGCACCAATGAAACTCCATGGCATTCAGTTTCTGGCGGCGGCGACTGGTTATCAAGTTCAGCGGACTATCGTTATGAACAACTTTTTAATTCCGGACTTGAGAATCTATCCGTTGATATTACTCCTTTGGTCGAAAGATGGATTAAGGGCGCCGGCGGTGGCGGTATTGCCAATTATGGGTTAGGAATCAAATTAACCTCTAGTCAAGAAGCAAAAGGTTTTGGAAAAAATGTTAAAGCCTCACAAGAACAGCCAACTCAAAATATTCCGGACGGCTCAACAATCTCCTATTATACAAAAAGATTTTTTGCAAGAGGCACTCAATATTATTTCAAAAAGCCATCAATTCAAGCTAAATGGGATTCAACGCGCAGAGATATGCGCGCCCAATTCTACATCAGCAGCTCTTTAGCAAAAACCGAAAATATAAATGATATTTATTTCTACAATTATGTTAGAGGAAAACTAAAAACTATACCATCGGGTGATGCTTTGAAAGTAAGTATTTATTCAAGTTCTGCTGGAAATCCAACCAGCACAAGGTTGAGAATTAAAGACGCTAGTAACGCCTATGCTGACTCAGTTACCGCAACACAAGTTGAAACCGGTATTTATAAGGCAAGAATGCAGGTTGTAGAGAATTTATCTACACTACATGATGTATGGACCCTCGGAAGCGTTCAGGTTCACACTGGCTCGATTAATGCTGTTTCTATGAATACTGCAACTCATCCTCGCGAGCCTACTTATTATATCAATATCACTAATTTACAAAATAGTTATATGTCCGATCAGACTGCAAGATTTAATGTTTATGTGAGAGAGAGAAACTGGAATCCAACAATTTACAATAAAGCAGTCGCATCTGCACCCACGGTGACTATTCCGACGGCATCATATAGGGTTTTAAGAATTTTAGATGGCTACGAGGCCATCGCCCACGATACTGGTTCAGGCCTTCTAGCAACTGGTTTATCCTATGATGTCTCGGGCAATTATTTTGACTTTAACATGAAGTTACTTGACTCGGATTACGAATACGGTTTTAAAATCGCTTTTTACGATCATGAGTTGGACTCATGGCAAGAACAAAATGAAATTTTTAAATTTAGAGTAAGCAAATATGAGTATTAAAAAACTTTTTGAATCAAGCAATAAAGTTCAAGAATTTGTATCTAACACTACAACCAAAGATGCTTTTTCTGAAGTAGAATCGTTTGATAATGTTGAACAAAAGAAAATCGCTGCTGCCAGTTACACACCACAGCTTGATTATTCCCAACCTGAAAATTTTGCCAAATACGGTTCTGCGCGCCTATACTATAAGTCAGCCTTAAGCAGAATCACAGATTTCTATCCTTATGACGGTTCGGAAGCAGAGATAAACAAATTTTTGAACGGCTGTCTTGATGTTGAAAGATATATCTTAGACAACGAATATCCAAGAACCACCGGTTATATTCGTTTCGGTAACCAATATGCAGTAAGTACTGTAACTGATGGATATGGTGTACCAACGACGGACGAATATATTGATCTTGTCGGTGGTCCGGGCACCGGGTCAGCCGCAAGTTCGGACCTTAAAGATTTATTGCGTAATGCAAAAGATAGCAAATATAACTATTCAAATATTTACGACGAGGCGATTTATACAACTGCCGGCCTTCCATCAGATTATGGAAAAGGTACCAGAACATCCAATTTAAGATCAGACTTCGATGATGGGGTGACTGTAGAATTCTGGCTAAAAACAGGCTCTTTGAATCCTGCAACATTCACAAATAAGCAAGTTATATTTGACATGTGGAATCAGGAAACCGATGCAACCCGCGGCCGCCTGATGATTGAACTCACATCGGCTCACGGAGCCACCGGTCTTGGCAAACCCGAACAAAGACCCTTCTTGGTTACAATTCAGTCTGGCTCTCACACAACAAAAGATTTCCTTTCTTTAGGTGAATTCTCGCTGCATAAAACCATGGGCGATTGGAACCACTATGCCATCCGGGCATACAATACGGGCTCTAATCTCAAAGCACAACTTTATGTTAACGGTCACTTAAACGACACAGCCCTGCGACAGCCCTATGATTTAGCTTCTACAGAGACAGGGTTATTATCTACTGCGTATAAGACAACAGTAGCAAGACAAGAGAGAGCATGGCCACATGCAATTGAAGCTGTTTATTCTTCGGCAGATAACCTTCAAGGTTGGTGGAGATTAAACAATAGCTCATCGGCAGTCGCTAACGCTAGGGCTGATGATATGTCAGGCCATGGCCGACACGGAACACCTGATACTCCGAGTACTGAGATGCCGGCAATTGATACCACAAATTATCCAAGCAAATATATTCAGGCCACTACTGGTAGCTTAACTTTTGACGGTTCTGCTAGCAAAATTAACATTGGTACCGCGGCCACTTGGGATGCGATTATTGGTGATGCTGAGGGCTCAACCAGAAAAATGACCTTTGCTGCTTGGGCTAGGCCTACTAGTGCTGGAGAAAACAATTACGGCCGAATACTAGATTTTGGAGATCAGGATATTGCTTTCTTTATGGGTGACGGTAGTGGTGGTCGCTATTTGAATTTCAGTGTGAAATTTGATGCTGCCATAGGTATTTGGCGCACAAGCGAACAATTAACCTTAAATCGATGGAGTCACATTGTTTTAGTTTATGACGCTACATCTGCCGCCAACACCCCGAAGATGTATATAAATGGTGTCGAAGCTACTGTGAGCAAAATATCGGCCGGCCCAACTGGTAATTACCTCGGAATTACAACGGAGTCCGGTTATATCGGCAACAGTTCCACTTCCAACTACACCTTTGCAGGACAATTGGCAGATGTAGCTGTTTGGAACTCAACCCTGCTACCAAATGAAATCAAATCAATATATAGCGCAGCTACAATTAAAAGTAACACGCACACGGTTGGAGAACTTGGACCTAAGAATCTTAAAGCACGCATTGGAGCCCTACAGACTACTCCTCCCGGTTCTGCCGCGGCCGCAAAGTCCGGCCGCTTAAGCGGTTCTCTGGATGAGTTTAGGTTTTGGAAAACATCGCGAAGCTCTAAAGAAATTGGAGATAACTGGTTTGGCCAAGTACGAGGAGGTTCAAATAGTGACATTTCAAATACCACTTTGGGAGTATACTATAAATTTAACGAAGGAATCACCGGAGTTGAGGCAACTGATAAAATTGTCTTAGACTATGCCGGCCGCGTCACTAACGGTGTTTGGACAGGTTATGGCACCAACTCACGAAATACGGGTTCCGCGATAGTTTCAGCCTCTGCTGCCACTAAAGAATTTTTAGATCCAATTATCAGAACAAATCATCCTGACTATACTAACTTAGAAAGCAGATTGCTTACTTCTGGTTCTTCACATGATTATGGAAATAATTCAGCGTTTGTGAAACTAATACCGGGCTGGGTACTTGATGATAATGCCGATAACGAGAACTCTGATCTAAATTATATTACACACATAATGGGGACATATTTTGATAAATTATATTCTCAAATTACCGATTTACCGAAACTTAGAAATCAAACATATACTAGTGGCAGTTTAAAGCCTATTTCTTTTGCGGAACATTTGCCACAATCGTTAGGGCTTTATTCGCCAGAGCTGTTTATTGATGCTACTGTACTTGAAAAATTCATGAACAGGTCTGATAAATCTGTCTTTGAAAATGATTTATACGAGACAAAAAATCTAATTTACCAAAATCTTTATAATAATCTAGCTGAAATTTATAAAGCGAAGGGTACAGAGCAGGCAATTCGAAATGTTTTAAAATGTTTCAACATAAATGATAATTTGTTGGCCCTTAAAATTAACTCACACAATACTGAATTTAATCTAAAAAACAATCTTGAACAACAACTTCTTAAGAAGAATTGTGCGAATTTTGGAATTGAACAAAATAGTGATGCCATTGTTTACCAGAAGAAAGTTTCATACCCTAATACTCTCGATTCTGATATTGCCGGCTCTATAACGGGAAGCATTAAACAATACGGCTATGGATTCACTTATGAATCAAATGTTGTTTTTCCAAACTATGAACCAACACAACTTGTAAACAATCGTTTTTCATCAGAATATGATGAAGTATCATTATTTGGACTTGTTACTGTTGATGGCACCGCTGCTACATCTTCGCAGGGAACGGACACTACTAAATTGGCCAATGATGTCGATTATGGTAATTTCAAAGTATCTTTTGTTCGCGATGAGAACCAGTCAAAGAATGGTTACTTCAAACTTGTTTACTGGGATCCAACCACTTTAAAAACAGTTACGCTAAAAAGTTCTGTTTACAATGATGTTTACGACAACACCGGTTGGAATCTCTCGGTAAGAGTAAAACCAGAAAATTATCCACTTCAAACATTCGTTTCTGGCAACTGGGAAGACATCGATGCCGGCCGAAAAAATAGATACGATGTTATCTTTTCTGGGTATAATCCAATTACGACAGATTTATTCAACTCGTTCACAGAATCAGCGACAGTTACAACGCGCGCCGGAAATGGGTTTGTAGAATCTGCTAAGAGGGCATATATTGGCGCCAATAGGACCAACTTAACTGGAGCGGTGAACTACAAAAGTGATGTACTTGTCTCTTCTGTTGCGTATTGGGCTAAATATTTAGAAAACACGGATCTTCAACAACACTCACTAGACTTAGAAAATGTCGGATTGTCGGGCTCTATACAACCAATAAGTCCGCTGGCTTATCTGAGTGGATCCGATAGGCATATAGAAACTTTGGGGCACGATACCCTGATATTCAATTGGAATTTTAGAAATGTAACCGGTTCTGATTCTTCTGGAAATTTTGTAGTACAAGATTTTAGCTCTGGTTCGGCTCTTGACCGCGCTGCTTTCGGCTGGGTTGGTCGATTATCTGGTTATCAATACACGGGCTACGGCTACGGTTTCCCGGTGTCGTCAGTTAATGCCGCCAAAAAACAAAGTATTAATGTTTATAAGTTTGTAGATCCGGAACGCCCCGTATCGTCTGATATGGTTCAAATCTTTAGTGACACAGATGATCTAACTCCCAATTTACGAAGAGAAGAAATTATTCCAAACTTTGTCTACTCCTTAGAGAAAAGCCTGAATAACGCAATATCAGAAGAGATGTTGGATTTCTTCGCTGGCATTATCGATTTTAACGATATTATAGGACACCCAATTCATTATTACCGGGATAGGTATAAAGATATGGAAAAACTAAGAGAATCGTTTTTCAGGAGAGTGACGGAAGTTGCAACTGTAGAGAAATACACAGAATATTACAAATGGTTTGATGATGCAATAACAACAATAATCTCCCAACTGGTTCCAGCTTCATCGGAATATGTCAGTGATATTCAGAATGTAGTTGAAAGTCATGTTTTGGAAAGAAATAAATATCAGAATAGACTCAATATTCTTGATTCTAACAAATTTGACTTAGGGAGAGTCCTCCCCGATGGCGCCAGCGCCGAGCCCGGCGGTGGGGGCACAGGCGCCGATTCATATGAAGATTGGAGTACTACAATGCATTTCAGTCCGCGAAGCACCAAAACTCACATACCTTTTTGGAAAAAAAGAGCAGATCGAACAAAACCCGAAATTACCTCTGGCGATCCTATAATTGATGCCCAGAGAAATACATTTAGAGATATTATTTATTCACAACCAAATGTATCTGGCGCTGCAGCTGCTCCAACTTTGGCTAAGCTTGATGGAACAAAGTATAAGCCATCAAACGCTAGAAAGAGAATGGGCGCATTTTTTAGATTAAATGCAGCCATGGAAGATACACAATTTGGGAAAGCACTTAACAATAACAAGGTCATAACTAGAAACATTAAAGGCGGTACCAACTTTGAAAGTAATAAAAACTTTGACTTTGCAGCCTCTATAACCAAACCGGCCGGCCCAATTAATCGCGATGACGGAAGATTTGTACCTTTGAATGTTATGATCGGATTTGTTAGTGAGTCTACACAGATCCCCATATTTAGAAAAGCCAGCCAACCCTCTGAAATGATCGTCAAAAAGAAAAAGACATTCAAAGTTCAAACCGGTCGAGATTGGGAACAAGGCTTGGGATACAAGAATGTTAAATCTGGAATGGCGTTTCCTTTTAATGTTTATAGTTCCAGCGTAGAAGTTGCAAGCGGGTACAACGCGGCTGTTGTATCTGGTGTTGATAGTAATTTAATGATTACAAATGTCCATAACGATGTCTATGGTGATCAATTAGAAAAACCGATGCAGGGCCCTTTTACTGAGAATGTGGTTGGTGGTCATCAGTCTAGACATATAGATTTAAACACAGGCACAGATCGACAGAATAATCGCCCTGAAGCTTGGAGAATTTTATTAGGAACTTGTGATATGATACCATCCGGCGCCATCGGCGTTGTTGGCGCTGACTATCCTCCCCCCTCTTATAATCCCCCGCCCGGCACAACTCCCTATCCATATCCGTTACACAAAAAGGCTTATTTTTATCGCGATTTTATCGCAAAGAGGCCGGTTAATATTAAAAACATTAGAAATGTCAAGAATAACAAAACCGTACCCGGCAATTATAACAAAAATTATCAAGTAGTCCATTCGTTCGGTGCAAACACCAATCCCCGAGCCTTCATAGATAACCAACCAGCATTGCCATCTAAAGCGACACAGATTGGTGACACAACGAATGTCAGAACTATTTTAGACATCCGCCGCGGCGAGCAATCTCACGCTCAATTCATCGAAGACTATGACACTTCGTATCTGGATAACACAAACAATAACTCTATCATTGTTACTAGATTTTCTGCGCCCGGCGGAATTGAAGTACAATCAAGAGGATATCAAAACTTTAAGGCATCAGAATATTCACCATACAATTCTTTGCCTTATAGAAACCTTACAGTCCTTAAACCCTCTCAGGGTCCTTCTGGTAGCATTTCCGAGGCTCATGGTGGTACACCCTCTACTATGCGAGTGAGTGACATCCACAACAAGGATTATGGCCTTATCTCACACACTGCACGACACTCTGCTCGGTTTGGACGCGACTCTATTTTCGTTAGTGCTCCGGGCACTTCCGTCAATGAATTACCGTCTTTCCACAAGACACAAAGAAACACAAGACGGAGAATTAGGTCGACGAACCTGAATAATACGGCGTTTACAACTAGTTCGGCGTACGACAATTTGAGTATTCAAAGACCGATTCCACAATCAGATAGGCAGTATCTGTGGTTATCGAGATCTGTTGTAAATGTTTCAGATATGAGATACTCAGAATACCAGAGAACTAATAGCCCGGGCCGAAATCCTTTTAGAACCTCTTCTGCTGGTTTGGAACATTATTGGGAATTTGTTAGCAGCTCGAATGCAACTACTGGAGGTCTGGCACAACCAACACACAACTTAAACATAATTGTCAATGACCCGATCAATGCTAACACAAATACAATGGGTTTTTCTTCGACAGCAAATGTAAGTAATTACACCAACACGACTTTGGTGGGAAATACGCCAAATACAAATTATTTAAATCAATTATTAACTTCTCGTGGCACCACTCACGGTTGGGGCTGGAACAAATTTCATCAAAATGATAATAAAATTATTGTG